GATATTGCTGATTGGGATCAACCATAACTTCGCAAATTACTGGTGTCTGATATCCAAATGCGAATTGCGTATGTGAATGACGAAAAAGCACCTTATAATTTATATTATAAGCATTTGCTATCTTCTCTAAACTTGGCAATGTCAATCCACTTGTATCATCCGCTCCAGTCAACCTTCCAAATGTTGCCATTTGCGATAATCGAATAGAATGATAACCGTTGTTGTTGATGACGAACATAATTATAGGCAGGTTCAATCTGTGTACTGTTTCCAAATCCTGAATGTTCAATTGAAATCCACCATCGCCTTCAATATGGATAACCCGCCGACCAGTCGCTAATGCCGCACCGATGGAGTACGGAAGTCCCACGCCCATCTCTCCCAACACAAAATTAGTACAAAAACGTTGTCCTTGTTTGACTTTCCAAGTCTGTAAGATAATATTCGCCGCCGTCCCGCTTGCTGATGGGTTGATTATGTCTGTAGGCAGGGAGGCGTCATTGAGGGCGGTTACGAAGTCGTAGAGGTCAATCATTCTCTTTTATTCCAACTTACAATTGCGCCCGTGCTGTATTTATCGCCATTAGTCTGCAATCCACAATTTACACAAAAACAAATATATCCATTATCACGCTTATAAACTCCTATTGTTTCGCATTTACAAATAGGGCATGGCAGTGGTTTGGTTATAAATTCCTTTAGTTTTCCGTTCTTCTTACAATCGGGACAATAATCAAATCTTTGTTCAAAAGTACGTAGCCAACTCGGAGGATAGTAAGATGTATATTCCTCTTTTCCACAAATAAAACAAGCATATCTGAAACTATTAATATCTATTATTTTAATCATCCATCGCCTCGTATAATTCTCGCATAAAATCAACCACTTCCATATTCGCTTTGACCAAATCCTCTGGCAATCTGGACAGTTCTGCTTTATCAATATCAACCACAATCTTTACTGCTTTCGGAACAAATCCAACGAGATTATAACAAGTTACCGAATCATCCAATCGCGCACCCAATATTAGTACTAAATCAGCTTCCATGAGTCGTTTATTGGCTTCTGGTTGCGCTATCAGTCCAGGGCGACCGGCAAATAGCGGATGATCATCGGGTAGTAGATCAATCGCGCGCCATGAGAGCATGACAGGAATATTCATTTCATTGATGAACCAATCAAATACCTGCCGATTGAGCGTACATCCATGACCAGCATAGATAACGGGATGTTGGGCTTTACTGATTAGGTCAGCAATCTGTTTCATGTTTGTTTTATCCATCCATTGCGAGCAAGAGTATCCGCTAATCCAATACCCAATAATTCAACGGTTTCTTCGCTTTCTGTTATTTGTTTTATCTTTAATTCTTCAGCAATAGCATGAACAACTTCATGCATGATGGTTTCTAAAATGTCGCCATCTTTTCTACCATTATCATAAACTTTTATGGTTCTAGTCCAAAGATCGCACTGTCCCCATAGCGATTCGCGTTTATGAATATCAACATCTGCTGGATTATCGCAATATTCGATTGAGTATTCTTTTCCTAATATATTTACCTTATTTGGTTTGAACATTTATATCTCCGCACTTTGCATATCTAGTGGTATTTCTAACCACACTGGAGCCTGTCTGGGTTGTTTTGCAACATCTATCAGATAAGTCGATAATAGTTTTCCTAGATTATTTTTCCACCAATATTTTTTATTAAGACCAATATTAATATTACCAACATCTAAATATTCAATTCCCAGTGTGCCTGCAAATTTTGTTATTGGCTTTACCATTGAGATAATATCCAATTCCTGCACCCCATTGAATCGTTGTTCCGGTATCTTTAATTGCCATGTATTGACCTGTCCACTGATAAACAATACTGGCATGGAATTGGACCATGCGGAGGCGCAGGCGGTTACTGCGTTCGTTCCACCAGGACCCGATGTTACCAAGCAAACACCTAATCCATTGAATTGAGCGTATGCTTCGGCGGCTAATCCCGCCACTTGCTCATGTAAGCAACAGATATACTGGAGTCGTTTGTTCTGTCCGAGTGAATCCACCAGGTGCATACATCCACCGCCGGCGACCATGAACACGTGTTTAACTCCCTGATCGGCAATGAAGTCCCATAACGCGTCAGATAATTTCATCGCATTCCTTTCCGCAGTATGGACACATTACGGCATGCTCAATTAGTATCACCATGAATCTCTTCCCACAATTCTTACACTGGATTTCATTCCATTCAGTCATTCATTCACCTTATAATAAATATCCTCTTTCCAATCAGGACAGTGCAGTTTATTTAAATTGATACATTTAGGAATTTCCAGATTCAGGAATGGGAAGATATTATTTATTCCTGCAGGACAGATATAATCTTCTTTATGGCAGACTGGAAAGAGAATTTTATCGCCTGCCATATACCCATATTGACAGTAACCATTGACCTTTACAACTTCGGCATATATCACCCACCAATCATCAGGAACATCTGGAAATAACTTGTTGTTGGCTTCTCTGCGTATGACTGTATCAATACCATATTCAGCGGGACAGCATGCCCAAATATCTTGCATATCTGCCTTATAGAGTAGTCCCAAGAAGTATGGATACAGGGAATGAAGCAAAAAAGGACAGTGATCGCCGAATGTTTCAGTGCCAGTCCATCCACATTTTGATTGACAAGGTAGTCGTTTTATATTAGGAAGTTCGCCCATTCTGTCCTATTCCGATACTTTTCCAATATCTGGTTGTTCTTATACTGATTGCATACTCGACATTCTTCACCTTCTGGTGGGGTATTAAGAATCCATTTGTTTATCTCTTTGCGCCGCTTGGATCTCCATATCTGCTCGAAGGATTGCTCGTGAAGATTCCCAAATGATAGTTCCGGTTTATCCCACGCCCGCCAACAGGGAATAACATCACCATTGGGGGCAATCACTGCTTCAAAATAAATTCCTTGACAGAATCCAGGCATGAATGTTTCGGGGGTTACGCCTGTTTTTATGTCGCAGTTAGGAAAGCGAAATCGAACCGTGAAATTGTTATCAATAAGTCTTGATACATTTTCTTTCATGTAGTTAATGTGATATGGGACTACATTTTCACTCGTAAAGGCTCTTTTACCATTCGGTGAAAGTTCATAATAGATCGCTTCCATAATCACCAAATAATCAAGTCCCAAGTCTTTGAAATAAGAAACAATATCATATACGTAATCGAAGTTGTACGGTTCAAGGTAAACCGTTGCCATTAACATAGTTCTAGTACGATTTTTGACAGCATATTTAATATTCTCAACCAATAGAGCATGTTGTTTCTCGCTGCACCCGTGTTGGTAGGCATATCGTTTAGCGTCTGAATCCACTACACTAAAGCGCACGTAATTAAGTTTATCCAAGCATTTGTCTTGAAATTTAGGTGTGAATAATACTCCATTGGTGCTGATAGTCTGGCTGATGTTAGTTGTATTAATGGTATCCGCCAATTTCTTGTGCATGAGCGGATCGCCGTCACCCTGATAGAGTATTGCCTTCACTCCCACTTGCTCCAATTCATTTGGTAATCGCATGAGCAAGTCGTTATCCATGTCGATCTTTTCAACCCTATTCATGGCATAGCAATATTGGCATTTCTGATTACATTTTCCAGTAGGTGCTATTTCTGCGATAATGGGGGGACAATATTTCCTTTCTTCCCATGCCAATAACGCTTCGGGCTGATACAGTGTGCGGGGATCATCATAACCGAGCATAAATTTATTCATACTTCTCCCATTCAATTGTTTTATCCAGCGCAGTATCAAGATCGGTGTAATGTTCCAATCCCAAAGTGTTCTTTGCCTTACTGCAATTCGGTTTATAGATAGGATGAGGATCAGTTAAGATATTGTTCTTGAATATCTCTATTCTCTGCCCACCACTGAATCGGTCATTGACCTTCTGTGCCAACTCCAACATGGTGATAGGTATTGCCCCGCCTACATCATAAGTGTTTCCACTCTCTGCAAACAGGATACGAAGTAACCAGATAACGAGGTCAGCCATATATAGGTATGACCTCACACTCTTCCCACCATCAAAAACCTTAATCGGATCATTATTCAGGCAAGAAGTGATATATTCGCCTACCGCCAATGGTCGCTGACATACCCCACCACCAATAACAGTAAAAACTCTGGCAATATTGACAGGCAATTCTGATTCATTGAATAATCGTTCGTTGATATATTTCTCTTCTCGTATTGGAGAGGGTTTCATATCATAGACTGCACCGGATGAAGTAAATAGCACATGTTTTATCTTTGCATTTTTCAATATCCCAATCAGATTACCGATTTCCCCTTTTGCCAGATGGATACAATAATCGCCAGACACAGGGTGCGGATCACGCATATCCAATCTATCATATTCACATCCCATGTAATCTAGTGCGGCGCAAACCCATGTCCCGAACCATCCATCACAACCAGTTACTATACCGCGCATGGAACGCAGGTCAATATTGACATTATTGGAAATAAAAATAAGGTCATCTCTAGGAATGGGTTTATTTAGAATGAATTTCATTCTTCCTCCGTAAATAGTCCCTATCCGTAGCCATCATACAAGTTGATACTAGTTCTCCAAACTCAATCGTTCCACGAGCGACAATATCTTTCAATGGTTCATTGAATATATTGCCTATGCTGTATTCTTGCATGACAGGACATGGGTTCACATCACCAAACTTAGTAATGTTTATCATTCTGCGCATGGCAATGCAGTATCCATCTGTGAGGTGAGAGAACAATTTGTACTTTGTTGCCAATCCTTCCACATAGTTAATATCATCCTGCGTTACCATAACATCCAAATTGTTTTTCCATGCACCCACTGGTTTGGCGTACAGGACACAGACTGGCACATTCCAAGCATTGAAGTATTCGATAAAATCGATTAGTTCCCGCGAATGTACTCTTTGCTTATCCACCACAGTTTGCACAATGACCCGCAATCCAGCCTGTTTACAATTACGGATCGCATTGATAGCCAGTTCCCATGAGCCTTCTCTGCCTCTGAATTTGTCATGTACCTCTCGATCAAAAGAATCTATTGATACTTGTACCTTGTCTACCCCGATCAATTTCAGATGTTTGGCTCGTTTCCAATCCAGATACCAACCGTTCGTATCGGTCGTGATGTAGAACTTCTGTGGATCAATCGCCTTCACTATCTTATCAAAATTGGGGTAGATAAGTGGTTCCCCGCCAGAGATAACGAATTGTGCAAAGCCCAACTCATCCGCCTGTTCGGATATACTTTGTATATCCTGAATGGTCATAGCCTTACCTTGCTTGCTCTGAAACTCACGTATACAGCAATGTTGACAATGCAGATTACAAATATACGATGGTTCAATGCGCACAATTCTCATGCCGTTGGATTGCACTTTTTCATAGACACGTGGCTTTTTCAATAATTCGTTCATTTGATGATTTCCACTCCCCAATTTCTCATTACGGCAACACTGCCATCAAACTTCAATTCCTTCAATATTTCATCCGAATATCCAGCTCCCATGATAATCACCGCATCGGCATTCTTTAGATGTTCTTTCGAATAAATGCGTAGTCCGCCTGTCGGAGTATATTTATCCTGTTTCATCGGCGAATCATCCACCACAAAGGCAATGCGTGGATTTAGCATAGCTATATAGGCGAATGCTTCATGGCTCGCTCCATAGATGGCAACACGGTCAAAGTGGGAGATATAATCATCAAGTTTTAATTTTAGTATTTCTTGTTGAGATAGGAATGATGATAAATGCAATGATCTGCGTTTTTCTACTGTTGCTGATAGAATAAAATCATCCCACACGGAATCAATACCAATCACATCAAATCCGTTATATTGCAACGCGAAGCGTAATGTATCCTTTGTAAAATACATCAGGTGATCGAGCATGATTTCTGCGAACAGATTCTTTTGTAATATCATATAGAAATTTGGAACTTCAATGATTCCTTTACCAGTAAATTGTTCAAGGAATTTGTTTGGATTAGGTTTATGCTCCATTTCATTGCAACTTATAAAATCAACACCATATCTTTTTAGATTATCAATTCTTTCATTCATTTCCCCATTGTAAATTCTAACGGGTCTATTCCAGTACCACACCGGCGCATTATCCAACTGAACTAATCCACAACCAGTGCATTGACACAAATTCAGCGTTACAGTATGTTCTTCTGGCGTGGATGATAGATGCTGTGCCATCGCTGGCATGTTTTCATATGTCAGTATATGGACTAGGGGTCGATTACAGATGCGACAGTTCATTTTTACACCTCCCGATGTATTACCTCAATCATATAATCGCACATTTCGTCCGTTATCCCCTGCCAAACACCAATCCAGAAGCCTTTGTCGTGTATAAGATTCGTTGTTTTCAGATCTCCAATGATTCTGTGTTGGATATTCTCATACGCTGGTTGTCGCAAAAGGTTCCCTCCGAATATGCGCCGACTATCAATATTATACTTCATGAGTCGCACCTGCATATCTTTTGCGGTCAATGGTATGTCCTCACGGATGGTCAACGGAAACCCGAACCATGCCGGATCGCTGCCTGGTGTTGCTTCAGGAAGATAAAAGATGTGTTCAAGGTCTTTCAATCCATCATACAGCCTTTTGAAATTGTGTTTGCGTTTCTCAATGAATCCATCCAGCTTCTGTAGTTGCGCGCAACCAACCGCTGCCTGAAACTCGCTAGCCTTGAGATTATATCCAATACGTGAGTAAGTGTACTTATGGTCATAATCACCATCAAATCTGTGACCACAGGCATTATTCTGCCCTGGCTCACAATAACAATCACGTCCCCAGTCGCGCAAGGATTTAATGATTCTGTACAATTGCGCATTGTCAGTACAAACTGCCCCGCCTTCGCCGGTAGTAATGTGGTGAGCGGGGTAGAATGAATATGTAGAAATATCGCCACGATGACAGTCTTTATCTAATCCATCGCATAAATCATAAATAATCCATTCTGTTATTTCTTTTGCTGGGCGCATACTCCACAAATCACAAACCAGATGATTTCCAAGAGTATAGGGAATAATTGTGCTTGATTTATTCATACTATAAAATACTCTCATTGGTATTGTATAATACGGCAATTCCACATCCGCAAACACAGGCACTAATCCATTCTGTATTATCGGATTGACCGTAGTGGGAAAGTTCAACGCGGTTGTGATTACTTCATCGTCTTTCTTCAATCGGCGTTCTCCCAATGACTCATCACAAAGAGCTGTAACAGCCAACAAGTTGGCACTCGATCCGCTGTTTACCAATGCGCAGTATTTTGCGCCAACATAATCAGCAAACTCGTGTTCAAATCTCCGAGTCCATTCTCCGGCTGCATAATGTTGAGAATTGGCAACAGCCATGACATTATCGGCTTCCTCTGTGCCTGTGGTTTGTCCACTGGTGCGGATAAGGGTTTTGCCTGGAATAAATTTATCCATTGAAATATTCCTTATACCAATCTATTGTCTTTTTCAGTCCTTGATCTAGTGTGAAAGTGGGAGACCAACCGATACCTTTTATCTTATCAATATTCAACCATTGCGAATCTATTTCTGGGGTTTTCTCCCCACTTATCAACGGAGGAATATCAATATCCACAAGTTTGCTTATTGTATCCACAACCTCAAGGATAGTTCGCACTTCTCCGCCGGCTACATTGTACGCACCTCTGCATCCCTTCATTCCGATGGTCAAATAGGCATCAACAGCATCCTCAACGTAGGTATAATCGCGTTTCATCGACCCGTCCCCATACACTTGGGGGGGTTGTCCGTTTAGTAATCTCTTGATAGTCTTTGGGATTAGGCGGGAGAAATTCAGATCGCCCCCACCATACAGATTGCCACAACGCGTTACTGCAATCGGCATATCATAGGTATGCTCAAACATGAGAGCCACAAGGTCAGAGCATGATTTGCTTACGTCATACGGATGACGTCCATTCAATCCCATCTCTTCGGTGTAAGGGAGAATGAGGCTATCGCCATACGCCTTGTCGCTGGAAGCCACAATAATATGCTCGACCGTATTAACTAGTCTGCATGTTTCCAGCACTTTTGCAGTTCCGATAATATTTTGGTCTAGTGTTCCGATGGGGTCATGATTGGCAATAGCAACGATAGTTTGCGCAGCGAGATGAAAAACGGACTGCACTTCGTATTCCGCCAAGATACGCTTTAGTAGGTAATAATCGCGGATGTCGCCCGATACCCTGCGTACCTTATCGTAACAACCATTGCGCAGTAATTCTGATTCTGGTTGCCAATCACGCACTAGAATGACTACATTTGCCCCCAGTTCTACTAGTCGCTTGGTCAGCCATGAGCCAAGCAGACCGGTTGCTCCGGTAACAAATACTGATCGATCTTTATAAAATGTCCCTCCCATAACCATTTATTTCTCTTCGGCTGCTTCTTGAATTCTCTTCTTGGGTTTATCCAATTCAATTGTTTCATCGCATTCATTGCCACACACACAGCGATAACGATTTATTAATATCCCATCGTTTCTGGTTGTCTGCCACAATTCCATTTCAGCACCACATTGTTTACATTTCATTTTTTCTTTCCTTTTTGTACTTCTTTTGGCACTCCCGCCTCAAATGTTTTCAATATCTCTGCGCCAATATTCGTGTCATTGGCTTGTTCATTGGACATGCGCTCCTGTTCCTGTTCATAATCGCGCCCGCGCTCCTGGGAGATGGTCTGTTTACTGACAATACCCATTTCCAGTTCGACTTTTTGAGTATTGATAACTTCCTGCTCATTGATAGGTAGCACCGCATCTGGCCATACGATCTCACCAGGATCAGTATTTGCCTGCCCACCAACCACTAAGAGTCGGTGGTTCAGTTCGCGCAGCATGTCGCCGAACAATTCACGTTTGATGTTCATCTTCCACAGTGCTTCTTGGAACAACACACGCACGGAGAAGTTAGTCAGTTGTCCCAATTTATCCCTGAACGCTGTTATGTCCACCGTGTTGGTCTGGTCGAACATTTGTTTACCCAACATGTCATAGAACTGAATGGATGAAGCTAAATCAGACTGCATTTCTAGGTTGGCAATTGCAGGATGTTCTCCACCAGTGAAAATGACCATCTGGTCTGGATCCCAACTGGAATCTGTACTATCTTTGCTCTTTGGAAGCGGGGATATATCTATTCCATATGTTTTTGGATGTGCATGATAACGAATGATCTTATTGATGTTGGAAGCGTTGAAATTGCGCTTGTCTTGCAACTCCAGAACATCCTCCATGATGTCAGGTCGTCCAATAATGTTATTAGGATTGGGTAGATTCTTCCAGTGGACGATAGGTGGAAAATCATAAGGGATGCCTTTTTCATTAGCCCAGATAATCGGCGTATCCATTAACTCCCATTGTTTGCCGTAATCCTTCACCCAATTGGATATTTCCCAGTATGCATTTGTGGTTACGTTTCCCTGTTCGTTGTAAGCATCACCAACATGTTCCGTTATCTCTCTACGCCGGCGTGGTTTGTTATCAGGGCCGGCAGTAACAAACTCAATAGTATAGCGGATGACCTGCTCGAAATCTTCTGGGTTGGTATCTACTGTTACATTTTTAGGATCAATGTTGATGAGGCGGGGGAACACAGCATCCATCTGACCGATCAACGCATTGGGTTGTATCTTGATATAACCGATACCAGCATCAGCAGCGTTATAAGCGCAGTCTTTTAGAAATATATCTTTTTTATTTGCTTTCCAACAAGCATTCAGCCACTGTTCCTCTGGTGTTTCATCTTCACCCGGTAGATCAAATTCGACACCAGAACTCAATAGCAAATATACAGACTGGTCAACGATCTTACCGATCATATTAGAGCGCAGGTTATCATCAGGTTTGCCGAATTTAACTCTAAGTTGTTTCTTTTGCTCCCCTTCGCGGTACTCGCGCCGTTTTTCTATCTCTTCCTGGCGCTCCTGTTTTGTACCGTATAAATCAGCGGGATCAGGAAAATCAGTAAAGAATTTATAAACATTTTTTACACCATCAAAAAAGCCCATAATTTACCTCAATCATAAAACGGGTTGTCTACTATCTCAACACCATATTGCATAGCTGCCCTTAGCATCAGCGCCCTACCCATCACGGTATCGTCGTGCATACCCTCCGGGGCGGAGTATTGACTGCGTCCAGTAATGGCGCTGACCTTGCGCTCATACGCCTCTAACTCGCCAGTCCAGACCGGGTCTGCCTGAAATTGCCACTCTGCCTTTTCCAGCACCAGGGCCATATTCTCGATAAGCTGTGGTTTACTCTGTGCCGTAGTTTGGAATCCAACCACCGGTAGCCCAGACCTTTGTAATTCCTCAAAGTTTGGCTCTCCAATGCTATTGAGTTCAACCAGGGCGCGCGATACGCCCCATTTATGACATAATGCACCAAGTCTCCCGCGTTGGAAGTGATAATCAATCTTGTTGAATCGATCCCTTGCTACTTCCTTTTTGCACGTTACGCATCCAACCGATAGGGCGGTATAGTCATGTTGCTTGCCCCAGTCTCCGCCCAAAACCAATTCATGTCCGGCATGATCTTCTGGCTTCGCATCCAGTGGCGCGTGCATACAGGCATAGATATTGCGGAATACTGCCCCCTCGCCTTCGAGAAACTCTGCCATGATCTCCTGCCGGTATGCCTCATCGGTCATATCCTGTTTGAGATCAGATAGAGCAGATACTGATAAATACGGATTATCCATGCTGGTAAAATTCCACGCACCCCATCTACTAGTCTCATCAGCAATAGCCTTTTGGTACATCAGATAAGCATGATTGCGCCGGTTGGGGGTAAAAATAAATACCGCATCCCCGTCGTTGTCTGCCAGCATAGGCATTCCGACCAACTCCCACGCGTCCGGCTCCATGAATGAGTACTCATCCAAAATTAATAAATCAGCAAAATCTCCGCGAAGAGTGTCGGCATCATGCGCTGTTTTACAACGTATCCGCCCACCGTTTGGAAATTCCAAAAGTCGATCTGTTTCGTTTTTGCGCACAACCTTACTTGCTATTGGCTCTGCAAAATATCCTTTGACACTCTCCCAAAATGCGTTTGTCTGGTCGGATACCGGTGCTGCCTCCAACACTCTGCGCCCATCCATAGCCCTCATGGCAGCTAGCATAGACGCCCCAGTCGTTTTACCGCCACGCCTGCCAGCCACAATGATTTTGCGCTTAGCCGTTGAGTAGATAAACGCGCGTTGTTTTTCATGGGGTCTCGGTAGAGTTATCGTGTAATCCATCGGCATACTTTACGTTGAACGTAATTTCCCCATCCAATTGAACATTTTCGGTAAATAATTTGTGATGTTTCCCCATTAATTCAAGCGCCCTCATGCGGTCGTGTAACTCAACCTTCGTTCCACTGGGCGTAGGCGTGATTGACTTTATCAAATGTAACTTACCCTGTTCCTTCGCCCGCTTGAAGTTAAATGACAACCGGCCATTCTCATCCACATCCATCAAGTCCTCGATGGATGCCCGGCCGATCTCTCCGATAGCTTCGATGACTTCATCCGCAGACATGGCAGAAGCAGAAAGCCTATCCTGGATTGCCTGCTGCACTTCATCATTTTTCAACAAGCGCTGACCGCTGGAATATGAAGTCTTTTCAGAGTAGCCTGCTCTTTTAGCTGCTTTGGTAGCGTTCCAGGACTTCAAATATTCGTCAATGAATATTTTGCGCTTGCTCAAACCCATTACATCGCCTGTTCTGCCTTAAGCGCCGATTGCACAACACTAGATATATGTTTCAGCGCGTCCAATTCAGCTTTTATCTCCGCATATCGCCCTGAAACTTTTACAAACTCTGATTTTAATTCCAATGTCCGACCGGCGATCATCATTAATAAGTCTTGTTTTTGTCCATAATCCATGGCGACTACTTCAGAGGGGGTCATATCAAGAGGCTTTATGTTAGGCATAATCTACCGGTATCTCCACATCGTTACCATCACTATCCTGTATGATTACTCGTACTCCAGATTTCGGCGGGATCCATGTGCCATACTCGCAGTCATGCCCCTCTACCACCGGATAGAGTTTGCCACAGTTTGGGCACTCTGCGTAATGGTCGCCGCGTTTGGTCATCGTGTCATCCGCTCCAACCACTGACGGTTTTTGCGAGAGAGTGCAAAGATGTTTTTCTTGATCCTGTTTTCTGCGATCTGCTGCGCCTGATACGGTATACCATCCTCCATTTTATGAGTCATGGCATAAAAATCACTCTCCGATCCCATCCAGTAGTTACCATCCATCGAGGGGCAGCCGGCTATTTTAATTTTATCCGTAAATTGCCACATGATGATGTTGGGTTTGATGGTAGCCGTCCAGCGCGTCATAGATGTGTTGTACTGCGCCAGCCAAAACGGATACTCTGCGCCAAAATCTGGATCACCGGCATAATACGACCACCAGGACGCGGTTGTGTAAACGATCGGTTGCCGACCGGATATGCGTGCCATACCCTCCAACATGATCCGTATACGGAGCGCTATTTTATCCGCCGTCTCGGTGTCATAGTCCCACCGAAACATGCCGTCATGCGCCTCGCAATCCAGGACAGGCGGAAAATCGTGCGGTTGTCTCTCCCAGAGTCGTTGCCAGTGGCGCAACTGTTTTGTGTTGCCGACACTGGGATGGTAAAAATAGTAGCTGCCGTGGGGGAGACCGGCACTCGCCAGAGCCGTCATGTTGCTGGCATACCGGTCATCGTCATACTCATCCCCGCCGTACCACTCGCCGGATTTTACGAGTGCAAATGATACACCGCCAGCGATTAGTTTAAGCGGATTGACACCCTGCTGGTAATGTGAGTAATCAACGCCTAATATGGTCATGATTGTCCTATATAGGATTTACCCCCCAGGAGCGAGGAGAGCGCCCCTAGGGGGATGAAGAAATAATTATTTTTGAGGAGACAGCGCAAACGCGCCCTGGTTAGCGATCATCGCCAGCACAAACGCACGCAGTACCTGCACCCAACCATCGGTAGCGTTGCACATACCAGCCATATCAGGCACGATTTTGATTAACAGTCCATCGCAGTCTAGTGCATACATGCCACCGGCTACTAGCGCCAGCATGCCTAGCATGATGAGGCGCTTTTTATCGCCGACCAACCCTCCGTACCATGCCGATAGACCAGGCAGGTACGAGAACAGTAGCGACAACACAACTCCACTCACACTCGATAATAGATCAGCAGTCATAACGCTCCTTTACTAGTTTTCTAGTTTACTATACATCCGATTATGATTTCTGTCAACTCTCCGTATGGGAGCGACCTGTATCCCCCAGATCGCAGGGTGTTAAGACGAATGTAATGAAATATTAGTGACTAAAGTCATATAGAAAACACTTGGCGATCCCAACCGAACAGGTTACAATATAAATAATCAAGAAACAAAAAAAGGAGAAATAAAATGAACACAAGCGCAAAACAAGCACAAGCAGAAATGATAAATAGAGTAGAGAAGCTTACGAACTCTAAAGCCGTTCTAGTGGATGAACAATCACTAGAGCAGGGCATCGGAGTAGGAAATGTATCTGGATACAATTTTGTTATAAATGCAGGTACTGACCGCGCGCAATGGATTGCTGGAGATGAAGCGATCAAACAATCTGGTTTACGCTTCGCAATATTCAATGCACGCGGTGAAGAAAAAGTTTCTCTTCAGTCATTTTTTCAACTGAAAGCAAAAACAGACATGCTTGATTTTGAAGAGAAAGAATACACAGTAAAAGTCTTACCGTGTGAAAAACAATAAAATCGAAATACCCTCTCTGGAGGGTATCTACACAGGACGGCAACCTGGGTACCGAAGAGACAAGCCAATTAAGGAGATAAAAATGATTACACTATTTTACACAGTAAACGGAAAAATTGAGGAACAGGAACCAGTAGAGTACTACAACATCGTCCGCCAGGAAGCGGTCAATGCATTTGATGCGCTAGGCGGTCTAGATTTTGATCGCACATCTGCTAGCGAGTTTATGGACAGCGACTGGCGACCTAACCTCACCGGCGATAACCTGGATACCGGAGAGAGATCACAACTCATACAGGTAACCGATGAGCAGTGGAACGACTATAAAAATGCACTATTAAACGAAGTGGAAAAATTAGTCGAAACTGCCAGAGAAAACATTTCGTACGCCGCCGCAGCCCTCGGTCGCCTCGGCGGGTCGGTAAAATCGGAACGCAAAGCAGCCGCTTCCCGGGAAAACGGTAAACTTGGCGGTAGACCACGAAAGGAGAAAAAATGAAAAAGAGAATTTTAACTAAGGTCAGGAGAAGAGTGTGGGAACACGAATTAATCCGTTACACGGGTTATCTCGAATGGGAAGATGGAGCAAAACAAGAATCTGGGATTCCCAGATTTACCAGAAAAGAAGCCCGCAATGATGCCAAAAAGATGATTGATGAGCTGAACGGAAACCTGTAAAACTAAAGAGACCCCATGCGTAGATGGGGTCTCTTGTTGAGGAGAAATGAAACACACATGAAGTGTGCGTCCTAAATAATTATACAAATGATACCCCAAAAAATCAAGGGGTATCATTTTTCATTTCACCTTCTTGATTCTAATATTTGAATTCATAAATTGATACAATAACATTTTCCACTTCAGCTTAAAAACCGACGTTTCGAATCCTTTTACATCCTCATAAACATAAACATCATTTTCCCAATATCCAAAATCAGCTTCATAAGTTATTTCTCGAATTGTCTCACCTCGATAGACAAATGATGGTTGCAATTTTATTGCAGGGTGTACTTTTAGATCTCTTATCTCTCCGGCTTTTTCCATCAATTTTAATTCTGAGTAGCGTTGGCTCTCGCGGATGGAGTCAAAAAGGTAACCATCAATGGAAACGTGGCGGGAATTATATTTGCTCATTCGTTTTTTCCTTTACATCTCGGGAGTTCTGCCCAGGCGATAACTTCTGCTGACCCAATATATTTTCCCGAAAATTGATTTCCCCAAGATTAACTTTCCCACAATGCAATCCGGAATTTCTTCTGGATATTTATGCCACACGATTTCCTCAACCTGTGTGGTAGGTTTCGGCAGGTCTTTCATAAGCTCATCACAGTTTTTGGAAAAGTTATCATCAAATTTTATTGTGGTCATTTCTTTTCTCCTTCCAAATGTTTACGGAGGATGGAGAGAGCATCGTCTATACCATTGCAATAAGCGGGATCTCTCCATCGATGATAGGTACTTTCGCTTTGCTTTTCCATCTCATCCATTGCTGCCAAAACCGCGCGACAGATAGCGGGGGCGGCGGTCGCAATTTGCATATTATAAATTTTGTCGTAATACCCGTTTTCCGAATGCAAAATAATTTCCTTGCATTGTTCTAATAGGTTCATTTCTATTCCTCACTTTTACTATCTGGAACATCCCAAGGATAACAAAATACACATATAGGCGGAATTTTTTCTGGATATATATCTGCATTGAAATGTATACAGTCGGTACAATATACGTGTTTATATTTTGCTTTTTTTGTACTCATTCTTTTGCTCTTCAATATATGTTGACTCGATTTTCTAATTAAACTTCTCCCATCACTGTCAAAAATGCGCGCATGATTTCGGTTGTTGATACGTTGTATGTCCATAATGACAATGTCAACAAATAACGAATAGCAGAATGATTCCATTACAAACCAATCAAACCAGGTCATTTTTTATTTTCCTCCTTGTACACCAAGGAGTTATGATCCATTAATGCTCGTTCCAGTTTTAGATACCCTTCATCCGTTATACCAGTTACCCCATCCCGACCCATTAGATCATAAGCATTTCGTTCATCTTCGACCAATGATGCTAACTTCTCTGCGTCAGCTTTCCACTCATCGCGTTCAGAACAGACTTTTGAATGTGATTTCATAAGGGAATTATTGTTATATCCAAGCCCATCATTGGCATCATTGAGATTAACTATAAATTCCGCAATCTCATCTCTCGAATGAAATTCTATAAACATTTTTGTAGCAGTAATTTTTTCTTTTCGCGAACATCCTATTTCGCTCATTCTGACTCCTTGTGATCTTTTCTACATAGCATATTTTCCACATCCATTTTTCCCATGTCGCTACAGTTTGATGGTGGGAACGCTTTTAACAAAAGCGATTTCCTTTTTGATTCGATGTTTTTATAGTGCTCCCAATATGCCCTCTGTATTTCTTTGACTGGAAAATTACCTTTTACTTTTACGGAAAATATAATCATCCAAGCAGCGCCTTTTACGTCAAACGGAGCCGATCCGGTAACGTTTTGTTTGCTGTTCTCAAGCGCATCCTTCATCGCCTTATGTCTGCCGGTCGCCTCATCCCAAACATCAGAAGGATGACATACTGAAATGCCTGTATATTTCTGTGATCGATCGGTCAGCGAGCGGATCACACACACGGTTACCGGCGCGTTCTGCAGGAAATGGACTTCGTAGTCCTCGACCTCAAAATGATTAGTGGGTTTGGTGATCATTTCATCCTCTCTTTCAGAACGGAATATCGTTCTCGTCCAATTGTTCACTAATTGGTTCTTCTTGTTTTTGTGAACTTAAGAAGCGCACGGTTTGCGCATTGACTTCATAAGAAGTACCTGACCGTCCATCTATAGAAGTCCAGATGCGCGGGCGCCCCGTCTCTTTATCGGGGTTCAAGGTGCCTTCGATGAGAACCATGCTGCCCTTATTCAAATACTGGTTGCAGCTCTCGGCTTGTTTGCCCCACACAGAGACGCGGAACCAGGTGGTTACCTTTACCTGCTCACCGTTCGCATTTTTATAGGAACGATCGGTGGCAACTGAAAAATTTGTGACTGCCTGCCCGTTGGGCATATAGCGCATTTCGGAATCGGAACCTAATCTACCGACAATAATCAATTTTTGGAACATAATTATCCCTTCACTTTCTTTGCAGATGTAAAATGGATACACCGACTGCAATAAAACACATTCGTCAGAACATTCAGGTAATAAAAATACCCATCAATTTTCCGTCCGCAGTTCCGACAATATTTCACGCGGATGTTTTTATTTTCCATTTTTACGCCTCTTTCTTCACATACCATTTTTTACCAAGATGATAGATTGTCTGTGGTTCGTATCCATATTTCTGCGTGAATTCGCTTACCACTTCACGCAGTTCGTTGCTGTCTTGGAAGGGTGGTTCATAGAGAATAAATGTTATTCCGGCTGGCAGTTCGTTGGCTGATTGAATTTCAATGACTTCCGGTTCATAAAAATCAATTTGTTTTGTGTCCATTAATCCTCTCTTTCATAATTAACATTTCAATAAATCTGATGGATCGCACCCTTCTGAATTTGCCACAGTACGGAGCCTCCCGTGTTTATCATAAAATTTACAGAATACAGTTGTTTTGCCTTTGCCTGTTACATACCCATGTTCACAATCTGGATGCTTCCTGTTTCCATTTGCATGAGTGGGAATATAGATAATATTGTCACCAATTTTGAAATCATCAATAGTTTTCATCTCATCCCTCACATCCCATTTGATAATATCCAGCGCATGGTTTTCCAGGACAAAACTTTTCAAGTTTTTCGCCATGATTTACAATTATTCTCCTTTCGATTAAATCTTTTTTATCCCATAATGCTCCACAATATCTACAACGTCCAATATCCTGACTTTGCGTTTCTTTTGTGGATTGAGAAAAAATATATTTATAATATTCTTTTGTTTCGGTTGTATAAATATTTTTCATGGCAACAAGAATATCTTGATGTTCTTCCCATTTTCCATTTTCATATATTTTAGAAGTACCACCAAGCCGAAAATTCAAAATTTCAAATACTTTTCCACTCCCAAAATTTACAACATCTCCAATTTTTAAGTTCTCTATTTCTTCTTTTGATAATCTTCTATATTCCATTTCATTCCTCGTTTCTTTCGATAATTACTCTTATCGAAACCATGACTTATTTCAAATAACCGTTAATGGTTGATAGTTTTTCAATCATCTCGGCAGACGCGGCATCTCTGACCTTTTCGTACTCGGCAGACGCAGCGGCTGTGACCTTTTTGTACTCGGCAGACGCAGGGGCTGTGACCTTTTCGTACTCGGCAGACGCAGCGGCTCTGACCTTTTTGTACTCGGCAGACGCAGCGGCTCTGACCTTTTCGTACTCGGCATACGCGGCATCTCTGACCTTTTTGTACTCGGCATACGCGGCATCTGTGACCTTTTCGTACTCGGCAGACGCGGCATCTGTGACCTTTTCGTACTCGGCAGACGCGGCATCTCTGACCTTTTCGTACTCGGCATACGCAGGGGCTGTGACCTTTTCGTACTCGGCATACGCGGCATCTGTGACCTTTTCGTACTCGGCAGACGCAGCGGCTGTGACCTTTTCGTACTCGGCAGACGCGGCATCTGTGACCTTTTCGTACTCGGCCCAGATTGGTTTTACTTTCTTAAATACCCCAACGCATTTATTTTTTGTCGCCCAGGATGGCACATCATTGACGTCCCACCGGAACGATTTGATAGTCCAGTCGGGAAACTCAAAAGCAACGAGATCAGCATCTTTTTTTAAACCTCCTGGCATACGTGCCAGTACATCATGATGACTAATATCACCATTTACATCTGGTTCGATAAAAAACACTTGTCCATTTTTATGTAAAAATCCTGAAAATCCATCACACATAATTTCTCCTTTTTATTTGTTCTCCCTTTCGGGTGGTGAGTAGATCTGCCCACCACCCGAAAGGAGAAGAAAATGCTCCAACTATACTTTTGCGATTCGTACTGTCGGCGCACCCTCTGTCCGCAATTTTTCAATTTCTGGATGAGCCACTGCATATCCATCCAGCGCTTTTGTATCCCAACTCACGCGACCTTTCACGTAAGACGCGCGATAGACCTCTCCAACAACACTCTCGCCAGAGACCATCACATCATTGCGGACTTCGGCTTCCAACTGCGCGCGTTCCTGTGAGATGGCTTCCAATTTCGGGTCATACTCGGAGTCAATATCGCGCAGTTGCTGTTTTACCTCTGCGGGGATGATCGATTGTTTCAATGCTTCTTTGTCTACCAACACCATGTCGCGTTGTGCGTCCAGTTCAGCCAAGCGATCTAATTTTTCAGTGGTGTTCATACCTGTTCTCCCTCGAATAAATCTTGTTGACCGGCTTCTTTGCGAGCAAATGTCAATAGTGTTTGCGCCTCACGCACTGCCATTTCGTCCGGTATGTATGCTCCGCCAGAGTCCTGGGTCATGTGAAGCCAATCCAGAATAGCCAGAACAAAATCATCTGGCAGTTTTTTAGATGAAGCTTCTTCGGTCAAAAATTGCAGTGCCTCGTGGCGCTTCATGTCTGCATCCTTGCCGGCGTAACAGGTGTTCATACCACCAACCATTAGACCGCGTTGACCGTCCGACGCTATTTCATTAGCGTGTTTTTCTGCAAATGTAGCAATGCGAGATTTTAGCGTTTCTGGATCATAGGGTCGTTTATTGCTAATTTGTTTAATGTCTTTTATTTCACCCTCAATAGTGTCATTTTCAATCTGTCCCATTTCTTCTGTGGTGTAAAGCCCTGACAATTCTTGTGGGAAAGCCTTGCGCAGTGCCAACGATTCAGCACATTTTGCCAACATTAAAGCCGGCATTTTTACCCACATCGCTACCGGCGTTCCATCTTTTTTCCGTTGCACATACTGATCCCATGTAGCAACTGCCCATAATGGTTCTTTAAAATCTGCTCGCAAAACTGCTACTTTAGCAGCACTAGGTGGCACACTATCAAGCCAAACCTCCTTCCATAACCCATCTTTTCCGCACCAATAAGGGCCAAGTTGACCAGCATATTTTCCAGTGCGTTCTGCAACAAGTCTCTCGCCGTCAATTGAGACCTGTACTCCCATGATCTCTTTTCCCTCTTTACTGTCCCATCGCTTAATAGCGTAAATTTGCCGGCTGAATGGGTCTAGTCCGGTGCGTTGAGCCTGCATGATGAACAGCGTAAGTTCATCATCCGAAGCCCCCTTGCAGATTGTTCTTTTTATTAAATCTACCTGTCCTTTATCAAACTGTTTTATCGCTAAAGTGTTGTCCATTTCATTTCTCCTTTAGTTTATTATCTTTAGTAGTTTTTTAGTTTGCCACTTCATTTCAGCATCCCAAACAGCCTCCCCAGCATCCCAAGCAGCCTCCCCAGCAGCCCAAGCAGCAGTCCTAGCAGCAGCCCCCTCAGCAGTCCTAGCAGCAGCCCGAGCAGCCTCCCAAGCAGCCCGAGCAGCCTCCCAAGCAGCCTCCCAAGCAGCAGCCCGAGCAGCCTCCCAAGCAGCCTCCCAAGCAGCAGTCCTAGCAGCATCCAGTTCATCCTGTGTGGCAGTACCGAGAGCAAATCGTCTAGCAGTTTTAATGGCATGACGAGGACGCTTATCACCTGGATACTGTTTCTCAAAAATCGGCAGTACATGTTCTGCACAGTCACATGCAAATAGACGAGCGGTTTTCTCATTCCAGTTTTCAATTTTTCTTACTAATCTAGCTTTTCTGACTACGATTTTGTTACATATATTTACAGATTCACCCACGAATTCAGCTTCGAAGATGGCTTCGTTCAGCCAAAAGATCAGATCATTTGGTCGGCATAGATGGTAGCCATGTCTGCATGCCTCCAACTCTCCATCAATCACTGGCATCCATTTGCCAGGTTCCCATGTACCATCTTTTTGTTTGGTAGGGAGATACCATTTCCCTTTCCCACCGTTAATGCATTCTCCCTTGTTGTTCAGAACTTTATAGTATTTCATGTTTCTCCTTTTCTACTTCCCAGTAAGCCCCGCAAAAATTACACTCAAAAATTGATACTTGTTTTCCGTCCCGCTCACAACTTTCCACGCAACGAATATCAAAAGAGCAGCAATTCGGGCAATGATTTTGATAAGCATTTAATATAATCGGGGTGGAAAAAATCTTACGAATTTTTACATTTTTATGTTCATTTAATTTCTCATTTAAATTATACATTTTTTGTGTGTTCATCTCATCCTCCTCTGTCAATGATTTCTCGGATACCATCCGCAGTATCCCAATAATTAGTTAGGATGATGTTGCCGTTTTCGTCAACAGTTCCAACCACTGGTATCAGCACGGTTTCCACTCCGTGTTCCAGAATATCAATAACCTCATTTTTGAGACACCGTTTATTTTTCTGCGCACGCTCAACCAACTGCGCATGTAAGGCATCACTAAGTTCAATATGTATTTTTGGCATATCAATCCTTTTCTGAGTATTATTTCAAATAACCGTTAATGGTTGATAGTTTTTCAATCATCTCGGCAGACGCAGCGGCTCTGACCTTTTCGTACTCGGCAGACGCAGCGGCTGTGACCTTTTCGTACTCGGCATACGCGGCATCTCTGACCTTTTTGTACTCGGCATACGCGGCATCTGTGACCTTTTCGTACTCGGCAGACGCAGCGGCTGTGACCTTTTCGTACTCGGCATACGCGGCATCTCTGACCTTTTTGTACTCGGCATACGCGGCATCTCTGACCTTCTCGTACTCAGCCAACGCGGCATCTCTGACCTTCTCGTACTCAGCCAACGCGGGAGCTGTGACCTTCTCGTACTCAGCCCGAGCGGCATCTCTGACCTTCTCGTACTCAGCCCAAGCGGCATCTCTGACCTTCTCGTACTCAGCCCAAGCGGCATCTCTGACCTTCTCGTACTCAGCCAACGCGGCATCTCTGACCTTCTCGTACTCAGCCCAGATCAGTTTTACTTTCTTAAATACCCCAACACATTTATTTTTTGTCGCCCAGGATGGCACATCATTGACGTCCCACCGGAACGATTTGATAGTCCAATCCGGGAACTCAAAAGCAACAAGGTCGTCATCTTTTTTAAATTGAACCGGGATCCGAAGTAAAACATCATGATGATTAATGTCGCCATTATCATCTGGTTCGATAAAAAACACTTGTCCATTTTTATGTAAAAATCCTGAAAATCCATTGCACATAATTTCTCCTTTTCTTTCTTATTTGTAATTTTATTATAGTACCTATTAGGTATTTGTCAAGAGTAAATTCTTATCGAGATAGTTTTTGAGCAAGTAGTTTTACCTGCCCCTCAATCTTTATATGGCAACGAGTAACTTCGTTCATTCGGTTTTGATAATGTTTTAAATGCTGGAAATTCATTATCTTTTTCCAGTCTGATAAATCTTTCTGGGGTATCTTCGCGAAATTTTGAGAAATGTAATTTTACAAAGTTTTTGTCTTGATCTTCAACCAAATAAATTATTACGTCCGCATCATAAACGAGTTGTCCGCTTCCGCGCATTCCAGACAATCCTGGTGTCGCAGATTCCATTTCTGATTTAACCATTGAATTTATTACTAATCCACTTAGTTGTAAATCTTTACAAATATTTTTTAACGCGATTGATATAAACCCAATTCGTTCAGAGTCATCTTTTCCGTAATGATCGCGCAAAAGCTGAATATAATCAACCACAAACCATTTAATACCATGTTGTTTTAATCTAATCAAATCTGCTCTTAGACTAGCTGTTGTCCATCCGGTATTATCTGACAAATAAATCGGCAGTTTTTCAATTTCAGCGATGGAACTTACAAAATTTTTCCAGTCATCGTTTTTCAAATTCCCACTTTTTAGAGTTCGGGATGGAATTTTCGAGACATTAGATACCTCTCTTCGCACAATCTGTGTATCTCCCATTTCCATTTCGTAAATTGCGCCAGGATAACTTTTTGCCATTCCAACTGCCATTTGCATAACCAAAATAGATTTTCCCAATCCTGGTTTTCCGGATAGTAATGTTAGTTCCCCCGCATGTTGTCCGCCGGTTAATATATCATAATCATAAAGTCCAGTTGGAATCCCCCAAATTTCTTTTGGATGAGATGACATTTCCTGTACTTCTGAATATAGTTTTGATAGAGCTTCAGCAATGTGTTCTGCTCCATTATGTTTCATTGATCCAGATACAAGTTGCGTCATAAACGCAGGTATTTCTGTTTCTAGTTTAGAGTTTTTATCGTACGCACATTTTGCTATTTCTCCAGCCAAAGCAACTAGCGCGCGCCGGCGTGAGTTTTCTCTAATAATTTCTGCATAATATTCAGCATTTAGACTGGTAGGTACATCAATTACAAATTTAGCAAGATCGGTTTTTTTATTCAGTTTTTGCGTTACGGTTAGCAGATCAATGTCCATTTCATCAAAAACAACGGATTGGAATGCGATCCAAATTTCGCGATTTGTAGAATTGTAAAAATCATTAGGTTGAATATCAATGGATTTAAATAATTCTGGGTTTATTAGTATCGAACCAATTAATGCTTTTTCTGCTTCTGGGGAATAAATTGCTTCAATCATTTTTCCTCCGCCAAAAATTCATCGGCTCTAAATTCCATAGAATTATCACGTTTTTTAACTCTTTTATTTTCTGCAATTAAACTTATAAATGTTTTCAGAATGCTTTTTGGGGAATTTATAGAATATTTTCCAGTAAGCATATCAATAGATTTTGATATTAGAGATTTTGTGAGTTCTATATCTAATTCAGATGATTCCATCATGTTGCTAACCGGTTCAAACCAATCTGAAAAAAATATTTTTGAGTTTTTATCATCCGGTATTTTTAATTGAGAATATTCGGAAAAATGATTTAAAAGTAAATCATAAAGAGGCAATCGATTATTTATATTATTATTATTTGATATGTTAACTGTGTTATATGGTATGTGACTAGATGAAGAGTGTAATTTTATAGAGGGATCATTAAAAGTCTTACTCAACTCTTGCTCAACTCTTGCTCTACTCTTGCTCAACTCTTGCTCAACTCTTGGATGTAAGAGTAGTGAATTTTGTGTACTCTCATCATTATCAAAATCAGATTGTCTCGGGTCTTTCCAGCGATTAACAGTGATTATTTGATCCGTTTTTCTTTTTTCGCAAATAATATATTCTTTGTTTTGCAAATGCTGTCTATGATAGCGAATTAAACTTAATGTTTTACCTAACTCGTCGGCTGCAAATTGATCTTTCCACCCGATAATTTTTCCGGTTTCCCAATCAGCCTGATCTAAAATATAAAAAAATAAATACCAGGCTGCTCCAAGAGCATCAGTATGTTTTGAGTCCAAAATTCCACGTCTTACTTTTATCCATGTTTTTCTTGCCATATCATTTATACGCCTATGTAATCAGTTATGAATTTTATTAATTCTTCATATTCTTGGGGAGTAAACCCAATTTGTATTAGTTGTTTCGCTTGTTCATAATCTCGTAAAGATTTTGTTCCCTTCTCAAAAAATCTTTCAATTAATATTTTTGTGTTATTTATTTTTTCATTCATTTCATTCCTTTACAAAATAAAACCAATCTGATGACCATGCCTGCCTGAAGCGCACATCGGATAAATGGCGAACAGACATGGTCACTAAATTGGTTTTATTAATAAAATTATCCGAACACGTACGCTTCATGCTCATATCCTATCTCAAGTAAGCGCGGTTGTCAAGAAGCATTTCGTTCACTTTCCCCAATGTAAATAAAATGATCCTTCAGCAACATGGGAATTTCCCGATGCCAATTTTCCATATCATATCCGCGGTCGATTTTATCCGACCATACACACCAGCGCATAAAAAGATTGGATAGTTTGCCATGATTTGCATGACATGAAGGACAGGCTAGCACCAAGTTTTCAGCGGAATCTAACCATTTCGAGAATCTTTTATCTCTCGTGTAAATTGCATGATGAACGTGGAACGGTGGTATCGGTCTACAACAAAATTGACAGATACCGAGTTGCTCACGGTACAGGCGGTCGATTATGGATTGGTCGATGCTCATACCAATTCCAGATCATCAACTGAATTTATAAAATCGAATAGTGGTAAATTTTCCTGATCTATAAAATGTTGGCGCGCTACTTTTTTCTGCTTGTGAATTCTGACCAGAATCGAGAGTGCCCGCCGGCGATCTTCGGAGATACACTGTGTAAGCTCCTGAAGTGATTCTGCGATCCAATAACCGGCGTTTCCTGATGTCGATAAAATGAGTGATCCTTGCACAGTTTCATTGCGCAGGTATTCAATCGCTAGACGCACATCCCTGTCGCTAACGTCAACAAAGTCCATTTCCAACTCACTAGCAACTCCGAATCGCAATGCGGACCGGGAAATTCTGTGGTTCCTGCCCCTACAATTCCCCAACAATTTGTAGACCGCCAAAACTATCGATTTATCCCTTTCTGTACACGGATAATTCTTTTTCATTTTTCTCCTCAAATTTGAAAACATCACTCATCTTTAGATTCATTATTTCTTCTGCCGGCATCAGCGCTAGTAAAATTGCAGTCAGGACGTCCAGCGAGATATTGGTAGCCCTGCCCAGCATCATGTTTCTCATGGTCGGATAGGTTACGCCAGATTTCATGTGCAGCCGGTGCAGGTTCGTTTTTTGCGCAGATTTTTGGAGAATAGATTCTCCGTTGATTTTTAGAGTTAGTCTTTTTTCCATGCGCTTATTATACATCATAAAACTATATTTGACAAATATATTAAAACAGGTATAATATTTTTACACGCATAAAAAACTGGAGGATGAAATGGAACAAAAAGAACTGGATAAAATACTTGAAAAACATTTGAAATGGTTGCGGGATGAAGAGGGCGGGGAAAGATATGTTTGTGAATTTGGTGCCGACCTGAGCGGTGCCAACCTGATGGGTGCCAACCTGATGGGTGCCGACCTGACTGATGCCAACCTGATGGGTGCCAACCTGATGGGTGCCGACCTGACTGATGCCAACCTGCGCGGTGCCAACCTGACCGGTGCCGACCTGACCCGTGCCGACCTGACCCGTGCCGACCTGAGCGGTGCCAACCTGATGGGTGCCGACCTCAGGAGTGCTAACATAGATTTTGCATGCTGGCCGTTGTGGTGTGGGTCGAAAAATGTTAAAGTCGATGCCAGAATTGCTACACAATTAGCTGCTCATTTTTGTGTGCTGGATTGTGATGATCCGGCATATAAAGCAGCTCGAAAAGCAATTCTAAAGTTTGCCAAAACCAGCCATAGAGCTGATGACCTCGGACTGTTGGAAATGGAGAAATAAAAATGATCGCCGAAACAAAACGAATGGTAGCAGTTTTACCAGTCAATCCGAAACACTGCCCGAAATGCGGGGGCGGCTTAGTCGAGGATGATTTCCCGGTCGCAGTTTTTGAGGATGGAAACAACAAATGGCATGACGCGGTAACGCACTACTCATGCCCGACATGCGGGGTGGAATGGAAACCGGAGCAAATACCGGATCATCCGCTGTATGAACCAGAACATAGTCTGACGGAATTGCGTATAAAATATAAAGAAAAGATAACATCTACCGTAAAGAATTATCTCTACAAGTTATTAAAGAGAATCACGGTACATGGGAGATAATCAGTAAATGGGACGACCACGGGACGAAACGAAGTCAATTATCATCTCTCTCCGGCTCACGTTGAGACCAGATTGTGATGATCGGATCATTAAACTGATTACAAATGCGCCAAGAGGGAAGAGGGCAGAGATCATCCGGGAAACACTAAGGAATGGTTTGAAAGATAATAAAAACTGGAGGAAAAAATGAACAAAGAAGAAAAAAGAAACAAGAAATTTTACATAAGTGATAATTTTTGTATAAATATTGATGATATTTCTTCCATTGAGCAATTAAAAAATCCACCAAACCCAGACTATCCATTTGATATTAATTTCATAAGCAAAAGTTCTGGTTGGGGAATTAATAATACATTCAGAAACTCCCTTGTCAAATTTATTGAAGAGAATGATGGAGAAGAATAAATGCCAACATATGCAGGATCATAGTCATGACTATATGGATCACCGCTGATTCACATTTCGGACATGAAAGGATTTTGGAATATTGTTCACGTCCTTTTTCTTCTATTGAGGAAATGGATGAAGCATTAATATTACGTTGGAATGCGGTTGTAAAACCGAAAGATACCATATATCATTTGGGAGATTTTACTTTAAAAAAATCTGCTGATGAATATCTTGATAGACTGAATGGAAAAATATTGTTTATTCCTGGGTCCCACGATTATTGGTTGAAGAAAGTGGATTTGAACAAATACAGTGGGAAACTGGAAATTTTACCTCTATATAAAACCATCAAAATATGTGGTGAAAAAGTTACCTTATGTCATTATCCTATGTCCTCTTGGGACTCATCTTTCTATGGATCAATACACCTTCATGGTCATTCTCATGGAAAATCAGAGCAGATTCCTAATAGGTTTGATGTGGGAGTAGATTGTAATGATTTTTATCCGCATAATCTTGAATGGTCTGTGGTGAACTGGCACATAAACAAAGAGCGCCCCTAAAGAGCGCTCTGATAGTGACACCACTATCTCCCTCCGATTAACGGATTAACTGTATTATATAGGAGAAATATAAGAAAAGCAATATATTTTATATTTTATTTATTGTCTTTCGCAATCAATCTATTTGGCGTATATTTTGCGATAGTTGCACCCTTATCATTCATGACATAAATAGTTCCTTCCCAGATTCTTTCTGTCGTTCCGTTTTCGTATGTGATATCAATCGCTTCCATTTTTTCTTTTAACTGTACAAATTGTCTTTCAACACATTGGACGGAAGCGACTTTTTCTGTGAAATCTGGATATATTATAGTTGCGGTAAACATATTTTTCCTTTCTTCTTCTTATGTTTAAGTCTCTACATTATACCGCGCTTTTTATATTTTTTAATCAAATTCTGTCAAAATATTTTCTTTCCACAATGCGGGCAGATGATATGGATAGTCATATCATTCATAATATCTGTTTCTAAAACAGTTCCTGGGATTTCTTCTGATTCTGTGTATTCTGTAAAATAATATGACAGGGATTCATCATTCAGCAAAATTACTTTCGTTGGGCTAATCTGCTTCACGACTGGTCGGTAACCGGCGCTAGTGTCGATCCATTCTGGTATTGATCCATCAGTGCTGCCATCGAGCGAGTACCATATCAGCCCGACTTTTGGGTAGATCATATTCTTTTGTGCATCTGTCATGCCCTTCCAGCATGTGTCTATGTATGCGGTAAGCAATAATCCAGAGGAACCCCATTTCCCAGCGGAATCGTTAGAAAAGTCCAACAGTTCTTTCGTGAAGCCTGTTTTTTTACCGTGATTGAAAAAATGTTTTGGTTTGTATTGAATCCCGCTGAATGTAAATAGAGTATCAACTTCTGTATAAGTTCCTTCGATCATAATTTTTTCATCCTTTCCCAGTCAATTAATTCATGGAGCAAATAGGGATACCCACCTCTCACAATTACCGCGCCTAGTTTGTGGCTATCCCGTTTTGCATCCCGTTGGGCGCAATAGGCAAGGCGTTCTTCATCAACGCAATGTCCTGCCTGGATAGCATAATATTTCCCGGATGGATCGAAGTCAAAAAACATCTTGTGAGAATGACCCATAATAATATGCTGAAAATATTGGGAACATAAAAAACGTGCTGTTCCATTGGCAGCGCTTTTTGGATGGGTTATCCTATATGTTCCTTGTTCAGTTTCCAGTAGGCAATAGTAATAGGGAGCGATCCGCCATTTCCCTTCTTCTAGCCTCATCATGTTCAGCAGTTCGGACGGTTCTACCGGAGAATTAATGGCACGTAGTAATCGCCCTTCGTGATTTCCAAGAACCCATACCAAAGAATCAAAACAACCATTTAATGCGTTCAGCACTTTGCGGGCATGGTGCATTTCACCGGAGAACCCATGTTCTTCTACCGCACCTCCAATATCAACAATAGTATCAATAACCTTTTGTTGGTGATTTTTTGGAAGAGTCATAGCAATATCCATGAGCCTTTTCTCATCTTTTTCGGATAATCCGCCATTCGGTTTGACCGCCCAATTTGGTTCCCAGCCAGACAGAGAATCAAAGTGGAGTAAATCGCCAGCACTTATCATCGTGCGGATTTCCCATACATCAGCCAGGTCTAATACACGGTTGATGAATTCTGCGTGATGGAATGGAATTTCGGCGTCAGGAATTATGAGAGCATCTCCCTGGATAATTGGTGGTTCATCATAACGAGGATATGGAGATTCTGGGATTTTGTATGATGATTGACCAGTGGCAAGGTAATAATGGGTTTTTACTGTTCCGGTTGCTAGTCCCAACATTTCTCCGATTTCACGGTAGGTTTTTCCGCCATTATGAAGCGCAACGATTTTATTTTTAATACTTGAGTCTACTTTATGAATACCCTGATTTTTTGTCATCGCATTCCCCCATCCGTAATTTTAACATAGTGGTCTATTTTTGGCTTTGTCAAATAAATCTCCTGTCTGTTAAACTATGCGATTATTATACAGCAAAATCAATGGAAAATAACACTCGCTTGTCCGGTGATGAGCGACCAGATTAAAGCCACAATCGAGCCTCCAAAAGCCAGCAGCACCCAACGGACAATCTTGAGAGTAGCTCCAGATTCGATCACAACACGTTCCAGAGCCTCGTGGCGCGTTTCTAAGTCTTTTGTTGAGATATTTATGTTCAACAAGCCAGAAGCGAGCTGCGCGATCTTCTCGTCCTGAGAAACATCTTTTTTCTCAAGATACTGAATACGTACCTCATGCCCCTCAATATCTTTTTTTAATGCTGCCGTTGGGAATGCTGTCATTTTCACCTTAACTTTCTATCAAAAGATAATAATGCGGGTATTAGGCAAACGGTCGTATTTAACCGTGAGTATTGGTCTATAAGAAGTTGTCGCGTGTGTTGATGAGGCAATTCTTACGTTTTCATTTCCACCCCCTACGGTGTTATTCGGGGGAGTGGATGATATATCTCTACTTGAAATTAGACCATAATATGTATATCCATTTTTATTTATCCATGCCGTATTTAAATTCCCGCTTGTGTATTGTGTATTTATGGAGAGACCAGAAGTATTTCTCCAAATGTTATCGTCTGCACTCGAAGATAAAATCAAATCGTAAATATTTTCTTTATTCGCATCAGAGGCAGGATCATATGCAGACCAATCCGCTTTTTTAATTACAACGTCAAAATCAATTGCGGAATTGTCTTCAACCACTACAAGCTTCAGATTTGCTTGCTTTATCGTTGCGCCAGCCAAGAATGAAGTATCAAACTTTAAAAACATACGATAAACATAATACACAAGAGATGCCGGTTGTGATTGCCCTGTAATATATCTGTCTTGCGAATATAGCGTATTGCATGTACTTCTAGCGGTAGAATATACCCCATTCTCTCCGTACAATCCACCATCTGCAGAACAAACAAAATCTTTTGATGGCATTTTATTATACCTTTCTACAGCGCAATATAATCGACAATGACGCTATCGTTCCAACGCCAGATAAATTAATAGCAAAATAATCGCCAGTGGCAAAAGTACTGGTTCCCCAATTAGTTACCGTACCTTGATATTGACTTCCACCCGTGATGGCTGGTAGAGTAGTACCAATGATAGATTGTGCGCTGGTGGTTGGAGGAGTCCCATAATTTCCTTTCCAGATGTCAATAGTGGCATTGCCAAGTATTGTACCGGATAGCATTTCCATCCCAGTAAAAGACCCTGCCACATTTGCACTGAATGATGGATATAATCCGATATTGGCTATTGGCTCTGTTCCTGCATTCCCGATAATGTAATTAATAACAAAATCATCATTCCCCATCACAGCGCTTTTGGCATTGGAGAAATTAGTAGAATATGTGGTTGTGCCATTGGTATAAACTAGTTTGTCTACACTGGCTGGTGTGCCTGCTGCTAGATCGTAAATTCTGGAATCTGTCATAATTGTCCTTAAAATAAAATGCGCCCATCCTTTTGAGAATGAGCGCAAGTCTGCGGTGATTCTTGTGAGCCGTGGCTTTTCAGCGAGGGCTATTTTAACGGTTGTATTGTGTTACCCCTCCCAATTGGTGATTCTATGGGAGTTCCCACCGCACCAGTTACCCAATCAGTAATCTGATGGCTGGAGGTCAATGTCAATCCATCAATTGTTACAAAAATTATTAGCTTTTTCATTTCTTCCTCTTATTGTACGATTTGTACTATATATATAGTAGCACTTATCGAATATATTTACAAGAGGAAGTTTTGTATTAAAAACCATAGCCAAACATCACCTTATCTACTTTGCAATCGCCACCGGCATTATCTGCCGTTGCAGTTCCTACACGACATAGGAATAACATACCTTTTGCTCCAGCAGCAAGTCCATTGATATCTGCGATAGAAATAGTCGCTGGGGTTCTCACTCCGGCAGTTCCATTCACGGCGAATGTACCCAATGTCACTGCTCCAAAGTTGCAGTTCGTTCCCTGCGCTGCTCCAAGCCCAACAACCGCAGAACTGAATACCACGGTTCCGCTGGTTGCAGTCCCATAGAAAGCGAATTCTACTTTTGGAGAACTGCCATAGTCTTTCGGAACGATGAATTTATAAAGCATATATTCAACTGTACCAGCATCATAAAGCACATTCGTCCAGCCAGGCGGAGGGGTTCCGACACTACTTACCACCGTTTCAATAGCTGCACTATTTGACGTAGGGGGATAAAAGCAATCAGTAATATCCAATGATCTGGTTTCAGATAGGAATTTGAAGTTATTTACCAATTCATTCCAATTTTCATCGGTCACTTTATATCCTGTTGTTCTAGTTGATGGATTAGTATAATTTGTCATAGTTTTATCCTAATATTGTTGTAACTCCTAATTCAGTACTCCCATCAATTTGCAGGAACCAACCGGTTAAACTACTCACGAATCTTGTCAACCAAGTACATTTAATAATATTATTCGGATAGATCTCAAATCTAACACCATCAATATATCTATCAAAATCAAAGCCAGTTTGTGATTCTCTCAAATGCACCCTATCTCCGATTTCAATAGCCAAAAATGATAACATGCTGTATCCATCGGTGTTAGTATAAAATGACCATGAATCCATTTCCAGTCTTGGATTTTGTAGATTCAATAATTCAAAAATTCCAACGGTTTCTGCCGTATCTTGATCTGCCTGATAGGGCATATTAATGTCCATCTGTTGTAATCCAAGTGATGCTTGTGATGCTGTTCCCTGTGATATATAGGAAACTGCATCATATAAATAAATACCTTCTCCGCGCGCTTGTAATGAAGCATATCCATCCACGGTTCCAGTATTAGATATTGAATAGGAACCGGCATTTGCGCCATAATTTACAGTTACGGAGAGATTGCTTGTTAATGTTTTTCCAGTTCCCGCAGAATCCGTTCCCATCCAATAATCAGTTGTGGCTACCGGAGAAATCATACTTTTTCCAGCTACGCTTACTGCTAAATTAGTTGGATCGCGGAAATTGGCGGTGAAAAATCTGGATGAACCAGCCGCCAAAAATATGGGTGAGGTGGTGGAATACAATACAGTTGCCACCGTATCAAATTTACGAGGATGGAATGTAGTAGTGAGGTAGTTGGTCATGTGCTTTCCATAACTGACCTTTGAATCAATGTCATTATCCACATAATATGCTTCTGTTCCAACATTCAATATCAGTCTATCGCCATTATCCTGTAATAAATATCCATCATCAGCCAATAAATAACCGGATTCTTCTGCCGACAGTGGAAACTTGTCAAGTTCTGTTGATAGAGCAGTTCTTGCATTACGTCCTTCTACAACAAGAACCTCATCATAATCAACTGTATGCTTCAGGTAAATATATCCATATTCGGATTGTGCCAATTTAGCGAATTCTGATAAAGCCGTTGTCTTTTCTTGAACTGTATCAAATACAGATGGGAATGTATCAACACCCGCATTATATTCTGTCGCCAATGGTGCGAGGGGCATAAGTCCCACAATCAGCGGAACTATCTCATCAATCCGTTTATTGGTCGTATATTCCGGTAGATATATTTGATGAGTAGCCGCCTGATTCATCCAATCCAATACTGTGATTCTCGTTCTACGTGTTCCATAAAGTCCGGTATCTGGAACTATTCCGTCTTTGGCTATTCGACCGTAAAATTTTGTTCTGTTGATATTTTCAAATGAAACACGCAAACGCACAGGAATTCCAGTTGTAAATCCATTACGACAGTTATTATGTCCTGGAGAATAATAACCAACCAATTTTGCACTATTTGTATCTGAATTGTTGAGAGAGAACTCTAATCTGCCAGTTTTTGCGACTCTGTCTGTTGGACCGTTATCTGCAAAGCCATATTCTCCACGCACCACATCTGCCACAATGACATCAGTGGTTATGTCCGTCCACACACTAGGAGAAAATTGCATTTCTATTGTCCAACAGCCATTACAGGTCATTAACTCACCATCTGTACCGCATCCCGAATATCGCGCGGTAATCCACGAATAGCAAATAACAACTCGTTTATCATTCCGGCAAGTTGTTCATTTTCTATGTTCTTATTTCCAGCCGGTGTTACATCTACTCGCTCGCCACTTGATACCCAGATCGGCATTCTGTCATTGGAAAAACCAGGGGGAACAATACCACCATGAGCCAAGCCAACAAAGGAACCGCCATGCATACCACCTACGTTTTCTCCTAAATATCTATTTACTCTAGCATCTATTGCGGCAATCGGAGCGCTAGGATTATATGCAGGCATTCCATTAACGAGATAATTCACCATGATGGTAATAGTAAAGCCCTTATCGCTAACTTGAATATTATCTAAATCTCCTATTCTTGAATAAACATTCTCAATTGCATTTATCCACTCATCACTTCCAACGGAAAACTCATCATTAATTCTACTTATTGCGCTGAAAACCGCCAACGATTTATCATCTATTTCTCCGAAGGCATAGGCAATACCCATTGTGGCTGTTGGATCAGTTCCGAGAGATTGTAATGAATTTAATATAAAACTTTGATAAGATTCATTCAGATCATCAATGGCTGCTTGTTGTTTTTTTGTACTGCTGCCAGCCTTTTTCATGGCAGTTGCATATGTTTCTTGCATACTGGAAATTTCACCGGACAACCCTATTTCTAATTCCAAAGAATTAAGTAATGCTTCATGTTCGATTTGGGCTTTTATTTCTTCTTCCGTCATATATTGATACGAATTAGCAACTTCTTCTGATGCCCACGCGGTTTCCAAAAAGTTTTCTCTAAGGATATCTTGTTTCTGCATCCACGGCAACAATTTTGCTATTCCAGTGGACGTTATTTGTGCATCTGCTGCACTTTCAATTATGTTCCCATATTGATCAATTATTAATCCCATGTCATTGGCAGATTCTCGCATGGCTACATTCCACTGTTCCTGGCTATACCCAGCTTCTTTCAATTGGAGCCCCAGTTGTTCCAAATCGCGTACTCTAGTTTTTTGATCCGTTGTTGCAGTATATAAAATGCCCCCGGCCTCAAGACCAACCGTTGTTTTTATTCCCTGATAGTAATCTGTTAGTCTCGCTTTAACTATTTTTGATAAATAGCCCTGAAATACATCAGTCGTTGAAAGAACCAACGCGCTATTAACATCGTTTGCCATTTGAGAAATTGTTTCAGAACCTAGATTGAGTAATTCTGCCATTTGTTGAGATGTAGTGGCAGAACGTGTTCCGAATCTCTCCATAAGATAAGTTGCTTTTTCAATAGGATCAGTTAATGCTCTATATTCATCTGACATTTTCATCAGATTTGCTACGGTCGGCTCGTATCCTTTTCTAACCGCTTGTTGTAATGCTAAAGATAATGTGGATGTGGTTATTCCTAGCGCTTCTGTTACTTGCACCATCCTACTAGATTCTTCGACAGATGCTCCAGTTAATCGAGAAAAGTTTTGAATTGCTTCAGTATATTGGATAGTCTCGTTATAAGATTCCTTGAAAAAATTTACTATTCTTTTCGCTGTTTGGTAGGTAAAGAAAGCGCCAACCGCATTTCTTAATAAACCATAGGCTTTGGTTCCGGAATCTGCTGTTTCTTTTGCATTTTCTAATCCCGCCAAATAATCATCAAGAGATTGTGTATTGCCAACCATGCCTTGCAATGGATTCCAAGTTGCACTTTTAGCAGCAGTAGAAATACTTTCTATTGCTGCTTTGGCTTTATTCGCTTCACTAAGTAATCCCGAAGCATTCCCACCAATATCAACCCAAACATTGCCAATTTGTCCCATTACCTTTTATTCCTATCAGACAAAGATTCTCTAGCATGCATCTTGCCATCTTCTATCTGCAAATATTCATGTAGTTTAGCCATTGGCAAACTATCAATGTATTCCAGAGTCCAGCCGAATCGCTCTGCCATGCTCCAGCAGATCAGTTCATAGGGTTGCGCATCTCCCCAAGCCAGCGCATTATAAACACGCTGGCTTAAGTAGGGTTTGCAAGAGGTTGCGTACCGAGTCGAATAAAAGCGTCAATCAACATACGATAATCTGGTTGAGGCATCGTACCCAGTTCTGCTACCGATAATCCGGTGGCTTTCGAAAGAATAGTAAATTCTTCTTCGTCCTTCGTACCAACCTTGATCGCCTGTTTCCATTCTGCTGTTGAAACTTTCATCATATCAAGTACAATCTGTTGTCCGCTAAATAGGGTAACAGTCGCCTTGAAATCTTCCGCAACCTTATATTTTGTTTCGTCCATAATAGTTCCTCCCGCCTATTAACTAGGCTGTTCCTTCGGCATGTGCGCCATTTTGCTGAAAATTAACCGTTACTTCCACAACATCTTTATAGGGATAGCTTTTTGCAGCACCTTGTGAATAGGCTGGAATGGATTCATACGGATAGCCAGCGGTAGTTCCTTCCGGATACCACTTAAGAGTACCAAGATTACCTTCTGCGCATGTTGAGAAGGTTGATGTTCCGCCAGCGCTTGACCCACTTTGCATATTAGCGTTGAAGGTGGCATTTCCATCCTTGACACCTGGAATATAGGTTTTATTAGCATCCGCCCCAGCTGTTGCATCAATGAATTCAATGGATGGGGTATAGGTCATGCTTTTGTGGTCTCCGGTCAAAACGGTTGTTGCCGCTGCCTGAATCCACTGTACTACGAGAGATGATCCTGCATATGTTGGCATTTATTGCTCCTTACGTTTTTTCAATTCTTACACGGTAGAAATCACCTTGCATCCACACCTTTCCAGTGGACGTAAGGTTTTCTATATTTTCTAGGTGCGCTTCTTTTTGACACCAGAAATTAGCGTAGCCGGATACTGTCAATGTTTTTTTATGTAATAAATTCCTTATCTGCGCATTGATCGAACCTGCCTGCGCTGCACTGGAACCGGAATATGCGCGAACAAATTCCAGAACGTTCTCCCTTTCTTTCGGGGTGAAATTATCAGCCCCGCCTCCCGCATGACTAAATACGACATAAGGCAGAGTAGCATTATCCGGCGCTTGTAAATGATAAATGGATGTAGTCCCCGCCAGCAATGAAGTGAGCGCCGTTCCGGTTGATAATGTCGTATATAAAGTGGTATTTATCTCATTCATGATTAATCACTAATTCCCATGTATGAACCAGTTATATAACCACCATAAATGAGTGGTGTCCACGTTTGCGGGGACATAAACTTTAAAGCTACTTGTTCCAATGCCGGAGAAAGGAACGGATGAGCAGCCATCTTATAAGTACCTAGTTCCTGGTAAACATCATAATCTGCATTAGACTGAATTCGTGCAGTCGTATCGCTTATCATGGTGCTGTCAATGGTGTTCTTCAAATAACTAGTATCAAAAGGTGCAAAGACTTTTGCATAACCAGATACTTCTAATCCAGCTTCTGCAACGATCTGTGGAGTAACAACCGTGCAGTTCTCGATAATGCGTTCTAGTCCAAAAAGATTAGCTTTGACTGAAAAACTTAATTGCATTAGATACGCTCCAGGATACAACGTACACTTGCCTTCCAACTCTTATCTGTGTCAACGGATGTGATATTGTAAAGCTGTCCATCTTTCAGAAACTGATTGTTGGTCGTGATGGTCGTGTTATAGGGTAATGTCAGGATGAATTGTTGGAACGACACCAACGCAGCACCTGCCACCGATTCACCACCCTTGAGCATGTTTATCATCCTACCATCCAACCTACATAATACGGTTCCGCCAGTTACAACTGCCGTAGAAACAATCTGACCACCTTGTCCATCTGGTGTATTGGTGATGGCAATGATATATCCGGTATCCGGCAATAAATCATCAATGTCGTTACGGATAGAAGTCAGTTCTTTGGCAGTCAATCCAATGCTCATATAGAATCATTCCTTGTAAGATCAACCGTCTTTGCGGGAGCCATCATGGCATATTGTTGCGCCATCTGAAGGCATTGTTTAATGGCATCACCTCTATTCACGCTCATATTATCGGTCTTGAAATTGACCGCTTCCGCGTATGCGCCAGCTTTCATTCGATAAATATCGGCAGCAGAACCATACAGGTCATAACTGAAACCAGATAGATAACGGGATGAACCTGCCTGATCTGCTCCGAAGGTAACGATTCCATTGGCATAATCTGCTGTGTAATTACCGGTTCCGATGTTTGCACCAGTGGAATCCTCAATGGTGAAGATAGTCGTGCCACCGCTGGTTTCCTCAAAGTTTCCAAAGTGGGAATGAAATACCTTATATTCAACCGATCCGCCAGTGATGGTATTCACTACTTCCAGAAGTTCATCTTCAATTACCGTTGTCTTGTGGCGATCCAGGATGGTCTGAATGTGGTCATCTGACCAATGGGTAGCCGTACCGAGCGTGTAATCATTTGTTCCTAGATTACACATGCCCCGCATAGTGCTTATCAGTGTACTCATTCCAGTACGAGCCATATTATTTCCTTACCTTCGTTCCATACTTCCGCTTCCACTTCTTGTAAAGTTTCGGCTTATTTATGCGCATCCAAGTTCTCTGACGTTTCGATTTAAACGGCATTTCAAACCCTATAAACTATATGATCCTCGATACAATCAGCCCGCATTAGCCCAAATCTATCAATTACCGGCATGACACCGTGATAGCCTTTCACGACCGGCTTCTCAACCATATTGACATTCACAGTAGCATTCCACTTATCGTCAATTTCGGTAACAATACCAGGCATGCTTACCAGTAAATTATTGAACGAACCTTGTTCAGCCCAACGCGGAACACCAGGATAACTGTCATACCATGCCTGAACGAATTTGCGTGTTTCATTCGTGTTTCGTAGATACATGACGCCCACATTGACATGCCGAGCAATATTCAAGTTTTTGAGATAGTCAGATTTCGCAGGATCATGCACGCAAGCGCCGATGTGAATATCCTTCACGGAATCTCGTAGGTCAGTGCTGAAGTCCATAATGGCAGCATCTGCATCGATCCAGAACACATATTCGTAATCTTGTTCCAGAGCCATCTTCATAAGGTCGATTTTCGCCCATGCACCGGCTTCCATTTTGTGTTCTTTTTCCAGTCCGCCTTGAAACGCCCAATAATCCATATTATGACCGTTGGCGTATGCCATGTGTCGTAGAGTGGTCAAGCGTAGCATATCTACAAAGGCATTACCGAACATATCGGTTTTAGTGTAAACGTGCTGGAGAATTACCGCGTTGTTTTTCATTTTGCCCTCGCTTCGTCTACTTTGGCATACCGTTCTTTGATCTCACCCAAATCCTTTTCAATAGCCATAAAAGTTGGTTTCAAATACTTTTCAGCAATGTTCTCAATACTGTATTCTTCTGCCAATCTGCGCGCCCGTTCTCTATTTGATGGTTTATCCCGTTCCAATTCCAGCGCTCGTTCAATCTGCCGTGTGTGCGGAATGTATTGGTAGGACGCCAGTCCGGTATAGTTTCGCAAAGCATCTTTCTTGTCAATCTTTTGACCAGCGAAACACAATTCGCCACTAGCAGTCCAATCACCCACGATAACAGGGCAACCGCACGCTTGTGCCTCTAAAGTCGGGATCCCAAATCCTTCGCCCATTGACGCCAGTAAATGAACGTCCAACGATGAGTACATGAGTGACATCCAATTATCATCATAGCCAATGAATTTCTGATATTGGTCAGGAAGGAAAATATCCTTACCCATTCTCAACCCCAATTGGTTGGCATATTCGGGAATGTTAAATGATTGATTATCAATTCCCAGTGCTTCAGTGTGCAGATAATAAATAGCATCAGTGTGCCGGCGTTTGAAATTGGCGAAAGCTTCCAACATGGGAGCGAAGTTCTTTCTCGCAGGTAGTCCCTTATTCATGGCTACTGTTCCGATAATAAAGGCATCCTTTGGCAGTTTCAATTTCTCGCGTGCTTCCAGTTTATCTATTGGTTTGTAAAGGTTCGTGTTAACCGCATGAGGTAGATAATAGCAATCCAAACCTGCTTTGTGTGTTTCCTCTACCCCGAACTTACTCATGGCTATCCTTGCAAATGCCTGTGAGATATTGGTGCGCACTTTCTCCGGTATTGGTTCGTGATCGACAGGATAATAGGCTATCCAGGGTAATCCGCCGGTCGCTCTCGGATCAAAGACCCATGCGTCCATCAATGAAACAATAATGTCGCTTTTAAAGTTCATGGCATGAGCAGCTAAAATATCCATGCCATAAGGATGGGCTGCTTTTGGATAACAAACTATTTTATTGAAATTTATTGCCCCACCCTCAAGACCGTAATAACAAAGACAGGCTAGGTCATGTCCCATTTCCTGTAATTTTGACAGGAATAGATTAGTTTGTACTCCATAACCCGTTTTTGAAAACGGTGCGTTCGATACCCAAAAAATTCTCATTTCATGTTCCCTTCATGACTCCCAAAGACAGGTGGAAACCGGCGGGAGGGGTTCCGGCTTGTCGGTTCGCGAACCTATCCACCTGATTTAAATTAACGACCCATAACGTACTGTACAGATGCAGTAATGATAGGTTTGTCCGCATTGGCTGCGGTCTGTGCCCACTGCACTGCTACACCATAGGCTGCATCAACAAAAGCATTGGTGATAGTTCCAGTAATGGCAGTTCCAGCAGTAAAAGCCACTGAGCCAATCGCTGATGCGATGGTTCCATTGATAGCGCTGTTGGTTCCTAAACTCACCAATGTAAAATTGGGTGCGGATGCAGCCGCAATGGCCGCATTCGAACTATATTTCACATCGGTAATAGTAATTCCACCGCCATTGCCAGCATCAGGAACAGTGAAACAATAAACGTTGCTTGTGCCTACGGCAAGAGTTCCACCGGCATTAATCGGGATACAAACATTAATACTGTTCATTATTCACCTTGCCTTATACGCCGCTAGGAGCGCTAGCATCCAAAGTTACATAGATACCGAGATCAGGACGCCAAACACCATGAGCATAAATTGCGCTCATGTTCAATTCAATACCGCGCCGTGATTCATCGCGTTCTGCACGCACCCGAATAGGACGCCGCCAGTCAATTGCGATAGCTTCCATTGGGAACACGCCACCAGTCCATGCGGTTCCAGCAGTCTGGAAGCTCTGGAAATATGGCACACCCATGAATTCAGCAACATAACCCTTACGGGTGATCTGTTCCTGGAATCCAGGAGCAGGAGCCACAGAAGCCCCAGCGATAGAAGCCGATTTCGCCAATGCAGCCCATTGATACTCATGTAAAACACGAGCCAATGGTTTGATTGCGGATTTGTTCGCTACACGCGCTCTGGCGATAGCAGCAGCTTCATAAGCCCAAGTATCGGTAGAACCAGCTGCACTAATTGATCCACCGGTCAGGGATGCCATATCCCCGTACAGATCAGTTTCGATCTTATCCAGAGCAGCCATACCCAATTCCATTGCCGCATCATTTAAGATATTTTCTGGCAATTCTGATTCAGCACGCGCGTCTGAAATAAAGAATTGCAACCCGATTTCGGCAGGAGTCAGGGTTTGATCTGCACTAGGAGTGAAAGCATGTGATGTCAGATCATCGTCATCACCAACGGATTGCGCAGTGCCTGCATTATATTTATATCCTCTACGCAGGTTCATTCCAGAGGCGTCATTGAATTGCTTGACCACCTTCAGCATAGTACCTGCTTCGCGGACGATAAAATATGCGTCCGCTTCTACTCGTTGGGCGATAGCACTTACATCGCTCCAAACATTTAAATCAGCCATTTTTACCTCATTATTTTTTAGCGAGAAAGACCAAGCCGTTTTCTCCGTTCCTCGTCAGTTTCCTTGTCGGAAAGAGAATTATTGCCTGGATTTGTTGCATTGATGGTTGTTTTTATTTTAGGTATCGCACCCAAAAGTACCATTGCATCCGCTTTCATTTCTTCAGGGGTCGTCCCCTGAATGCGTAAGGCAAATAGTGTTGGCAAACCAACTTCTTCAGCAATTTCCCGTTTTTTTTCGTTTAGTTTTAATTGTTCCAATTCTGATTGTATTTGCGTCAAGGATTTCTCTTTCTCAGAGATTTGCAATTGCAGTTTTTCCGTCTCGGTCATTTCTGCTTCTTTGCGTTGCCTTTCAGCTTCTTCAAACTTTGATAATTTATCAAGAGCGCCCTTATTTGTTTTGTTCATTTCGCGCTCTTTTTCTAATGCCGATTTCAAGCCACCAATATGTTCATCATAAAGACTGCGCACATCTTCCGGTTGTTTTGCAAGCCATGAATCAAAATCTTTTTGTTTCTTGGCTTCTTCTTCGGCTTTTAACTTTTCCTCTGCGGCTTTCTTTTCCGCTTCTTCTTTTTCTTTTGCCGCCTTCTCGGCAGCCTCTAATTCTTCTGACATCTCGTCATTGCTCCCTTGAGCGGAAAACAAAAAACCCGCTCTCTAAATTTAGAGAACGGGCTTTAAAAGGCGGTTCTTATATACCGTAGCCAAAAGGCGAAGGCAATATACTAAAAACAATTATACTACTTATTTTTTATTTCGCAATATGTATTCCTCTTCCAATGCTGCTAAAATACCTTTCAAATGTCTGATAATAAGTTCCAATGTTTTATTATTCATTCACTAAGTCCTTCAGGGGTGTTTCCCCGCGCATCTGGCCATAAACTATGTCATCATAAATCTTAGAAAGTTGCGAGAATTGGAATTTTCCTGCTTTATACGCTTCCCATTTTCCACGTCCCATAAGTTCAATCTGTGTACTTTCTGGCAATCCATTGAAATGTTCCTCACCATTTTCCAGTCCATAATCTACACCTTTGATATACGGAAGTTCGCTACACAGCCCACAGTAATGGTCGTTCAATACTTCAGTGAGTGGATGAACTGTTCCATGCATAGCACGACATGACATACAGGTACGATCACTGTCCAATTGTGCGAACCATATCCAACCTTTGACTATGTCAGAATTGGCAATGTAGTTCAACCTGGTTGCTTCCCGATAAGCGTATATCTGCGCTGTCCTGGTAGTCCGTAGAGCGTCTGTCAATCCAACACCAAATGCTTTACGCATATCACTTGCAATGATGCGAGGATTACGACCTAGATTAATACCTTCGATTAATGATTGAATGACCTTGTCTACTGCGTTGGGAGCCCATAGTTCTATACGTCCTGCCAGTGCGCCTTCTGGATCCAAATAATTAATAAGTATTTGTGCTGCATCAGCAGTTATTAATTGTGGTCGTATTCCTAATGCTCCGAACAGATTATTGACATGTTCTATGGCTAATTGAATAGCAGCGATATTGGTTGTGTTTAATTCGATTCGTGTGAACGCCGAAAAATCAGCCAATTCATGATTAATGAAGTTTACCAAGGCGGTATATTCAGCAGATCTTATAATGGCAGACGCTGTGATACCGGTATTCACCTGAATATAGAGTTCTAGACTGCGGATATAGGGAGTAAGGCGTTGATAGATAAGTCCATACGCTTGAATAATGCGTTTGATGGTGGCAAGGTCATATTTATTGATCTCATTACGTTGCTTTGCAAGAAGTTCAAGCAGTTCTTCTAAAGTCATCAATCCACCTCATTCATCGGCGCAGTAACCATCTTTCCATCTACCAATTTCGATTTAACCCTGTGGTGATATTGCTGATTGGGATCAACCATAACTTCGCAAATTACTGGTGTCTGATATCCAAATGCGAATTGCGTATGTGAATGACGAAAAAGCACCTTATAATTTATATTATAAGCATTTGCTATCTTCTC